GTTCCGGTTGTCCGGTGGTGCTTCCGGTCACCCCCTAAAGCCCTCCCGAAGGATGGGGGTATCCCGTGCTTGGGTATGCTCATTGTAGATTCTACAGCGGTAATAACTCTCTCACAAGCTATAACCACTTCCCGTTTCACCAATAGCCACTCCCTGTCTGATGGGGAGCCTCCGTCCTACGCAGTCCCAGGTGACCAGCCTGGGGTCGTACCACCACGAAGATAACTACAGGTTACAATTAATCCGGGTTCCACTACGCAAAGTCATGCCTTCGCTGAAGAGTCTGTCAAGTTCGCTTTCTTCGCATTCTTGATGCGTTTGAGGGTTTCTTCTTGATACATTACCTTCCACTTCGCTGGTGGCAAGCTGTAACTCTGAGCACTTAATCCGAATTGCCATCGCAATGAGACGCTGAAGAGTTCCCGACCCTCCAGAAATGGTGACACTAATTCCTCGAATCCGAATACTATAGGTACATCCGACTTGGTTGATACCGAGAAGTCTAGAGGCTGCATAGTTAACCGAATCTCCCGTCCAAGATCCAAGAGCTCTGTGCAATGAAGCTTCTTTCCAGTCGTATCTGTAATATCTCTTAAATACAACTTTCCCGAAACTCCAGCTTTCCTTGAAACCAAGGGGATTATCTTGATTCGAATCCTCCGAAAAGTGATGTAACCTCCACTCATCGCGACTCGGACTTTCGTCAGGAAATTTGAAGGGAGTAATGGAACCTCCATATCCTCCATCCCAACGTTCACAAGTAGCCTGTTCCCTAGCGTCGTTTCCTTGTACAATTCGTTCCATGGTCTATTGACTTGTTCGTATTCAGTATCCATGAACTGGTCTTGTTCAAGAAGCCCCACACTGCAACAATGAATCACGTGACAATAACCTGGTCTGCCTTAGTGACTTTAGATGCAAACACCTGCCAACTCGTAAGGCCTGTCAAACCAGGTATAGTAATATTAGCATTGCGCACAACAGTTACATTAGCAGTATAACTGGCCCTTGGCAAATTAGAAACGCCGAAGGACCCGTTAATTGTTGCGCCGGTTGACACTGTCGGCACCCCAATCCCTGAAACTGTAACGTTTGCATTCCATGTAATGACATAAGTACCGGGGACACGAAATTGATAAGTAACTGATGTCGCAGTCCCTAATTCATAAGTGAGAAAATTGGGCCCAGCTTGGTAAGTGACTCCACTAGCCACAGTTCCAGCTAAATCCTGCTGTAACGTGTTCACTGGCTGTGGTTCATATAAGTCTATCGTGTATTGCACAAACACATCACCATAAGTGTTGGTAGTCGTACCACCATACACTGCCCATCCTACCTTTCCAAGATTCACTAACTTTGGGTCGGCCGTTGGGTTGTCATTCATAAACCGCTTAACATTGTCAACTGGTATTGGCAGCCTTACCTCTCCCCAAGGCGATATCTCTGCGAGGTGCCTATATGCTGCAAGACCTGCCCTCTCGTCCGGTCCTGGATCCTCCGAATCCTTATCAAAGAATAATGCAACCCTCCCAGGTTCAGTGGTAGCACAAAGTGGTACGTAATGTAGGGAGATGTTTACAAATTTGTATTGATCGAAGTTTCCAGCGATTGTGGGCAACCAGTTAAAAACTGTGTAGTTTAATGGATTCAAACTATAATCATTGGCTGAACCGTAATCATTATTGACATGGAAGCCCGCCACTGCACCTTCAACTTGTGAAATGTATTCTCGGTGTGTAATGCGGACACTCCCACTGGTCTGTGTAAACTTGGGTTTAGATCCGCGCACTATCCTAGTATAAGCCACAGGAGCCGCAATGGCCCCAGGTAGTGCGCCAGGGTGGGGGATAATGTCTGTCTTCACTTTCCGACTCTTGCCCTTCTTCGCAAGAACCCAATTAACCCCATCATAAATGTACTTCCTATTGTCATACAACATGGATGCACCCTTCAGTATTGCGGGTACTGCTGCCTTCTTCAATGCAGCAATTGCTCGATTGTTATTTGTTGTCACTAATGCCATAATGCAGTGTTATTTGTGTAAGTTTGGTCAAGCTGCGGCGAAGTCAAGGATACTTGGCTCATGAGCGTCAGTACCCTCAACCCCAAATAAGTCCATTTCCCATCTGCCAAGACGGTCTTCCAGTGCTAGCTGCTCGTCGCCGGTAAGTTTAAAGGCTTGCCAAAAAGAGGCACGAGACTCTGGAGTAATCTCGTATCGCCCTCCACTACCACGCCATTTGTGCACATTAGTAACCGTGTCAATACGCTGGTGCTTACCAGGAGGATCATACAACTTAAAAGATTTGTAGAACTGCTCCACTACAGGAATGCCAGACGATAACGCCAGCCCTCCCACGTGTTGAGCATTACTCCACGCCCTTCGCGTCGCAAGATCTCTAATATTGTTGACACAGTGCACATCTTTCGACATAGCTATTTGCACATTTCTGACCATCTTCCATCCACCTGCAAAGGCCACAGGATGAGCCTGGCAAAATTCAACCTCTTCCAATTGAAATACAGGCTTCTCCACCTTCATTGTAAACCCTAAATTTAGGAAATACTCAGGCAAGGTTCCCTGTATCCGTGTAAGATTCTTGCTTTCAACAATTAGAACGCAATCGTCCCCACAGTTCGCCAGACTATACTCATTAATACCCAAGAACCGCATGTATCCATAAACCATCGCGCACATCAACAGGTAATTTCCTAATGAGGTATTGATATCACCGCTCATCCGACACCCACGTTTAACATATGATATAGTCCCATCAGGGACATAACCTTTGCCTTTATTTGTGAGTTGCCATTCTAGCAGTTTATCCAGGAGCTTATTACCAGGGTACATTGCCTTATAAAATCCATGTTCATACTGCAAAGCCTCAACTGAGCAGTGTTGATCAAATCTAGAGGCATCCAACCCTATGGCAACAGGTTTGTGAAACTTGTCCCACTTACTTTTAAATATAGCTCCCACTTCATCAGCTGTATAACCCTTAATGCACGTTGTCTCACCAAACACGCGGTCCACGGCCTTCATCAACCTAGACTCCATATGCCGCAGATATCTTCCTAACTCCACATTGTACCTAGGTGATCGAGGCTGGATCACCCTAGGTGCAGGATCACCCTTGGCAGTCGATATCTTCTCAGCTTTAACAAAAGTTGTCAAATGACTATCACGCTCATTCACTGATTGGATATGCAGACTCTCCACTGCTTTCGTATAAGTACGGAGCTTCGCACCATTGTAGTATGATAGAAATCCATCATACCCTAAACGGTGGGCCACCCCAACCTCTTCGACAACAGCTTTCCTGAACGGGGAAAGACTACCAAAGGCCCCTTTCTTGGGTTGTGGAGTGCGAACGAGTCTTCCATCTCTCTCAACACAGAAGACCCTCTCCACAAGACCTCTTTTCAGGTTTGTCAGGCAATGATTATGAACTAAGAAGCGTGCCTGTGATGGACCACCTGCAACCATGTATATACTACGCTCCTTAGCTTGGGGAGGTCCTATACGAACCTCAAGCACCTCCTGGTGCTGCAACACATCAGATGGGATGTCTCGATTGATCTGTGTCACAACACCAGGGAGGCGTACTAGGCCCCCCTATTTCACACCCAGGGACTCTTGCGAGCCCCAGAGTTCGCTAGCCTCATTAACTCCATCTTGGTATACAAAGCAGAGACCAATGGCCAACGGGAGTATGAAATCACGATCACAGTACCGCACACAGTCTTTATCCATAATCTCGATTAGTACCCTCTGATATATTAATCTATTCTCAGGGGTATTCTTGAGATATCCAACTTTGGACCTCGCCACCTGTGCAACTTTAGCCGCATAAGGCGTTCGCTTCCTGCGCTCTGTACGTGCTTTCACCTTCAGTAACCTACTCCCAGTCACTATGTCTTCTCCATCCTTACCTTTCAAAGGCTTAGCCTCCTCCACAACCAGACATTCAAATGCTTCACTCTCATCCTCCATGTGCTCGACTGCTTCAGACCTCAATCTATACACAGACAGTTTTTCCCTAGGTAGGGTAGCGTATGTGGCCATGAGACATACTGGTGTCACCATAGCCATCACCGCCAGTCGGGAGTACCACTTCTTAGCTACAAACCATGGAATCAGCGCAACACCCGACAGAATGCCGAGTGATTTGACATAGTCCGTCTTCGTACCACGTCGCATAAACCAGTCCCATTTGGCAGCACAATCAGTTTTAAGTAACTCCACCAAGAATGCGGACAATCCGTCCACTTTCGTCTCAATTTTCCCTGTCCGCACATATCTGAGAACAATCTTGCACACTAGGGTGAACATGTCCATAGACTTACCAGTTTCAATGCCTATTGCATGTTGTCCCACATATATCTGTGAGCTTTTCCCGAAGATCCGCCTGATCGTATCCATTGTCCTGTTTGCACGAAGTTACAATTTACCCCCACTAATGGTAGGCCGTGCCTTCAAACCCGATTGCTCGAGAGAAATCCTCTACGGTAGACAACACCGCAACTCACCACCTG